CGCGCAGGCTGGACAGGCCGCGGGCGAGTACGCCCTTGGCCTGCTTTCGGGAGAGTCCGGCGTCGCGCAGGACCCCCTCCAGCACGCACGGCTCGGGGGAGCCGGCGTCGTCGCCCTTGACCTCCAGCAGCTCGGCGGAGGGGTTGACGGGGTTGATGGTGATCGTGATGTCGTCGTCGAGGATCACGCGGCTGAGGTAGCGGACGCCGTTGTCGGTTCGGCTGCCGCCCTCGGCCGGCCAGAAGCCGAAGCTCATGCCGATCGACTCGCCGGCGTCCTTGGCCTCGGCGATCGCCTCGACGACGTCGGCGTCCCAGATCTGCCCCTCGACCAGCAGGCCGTGATCGTCCTCGCTCATCGCGGTCACGTGGCCCACCGTCAGGCGGTGGCGCCACTTGACGCGGGGCATCGTGCCCCGGTCCTTCCACTCGACCAGGGACTGGGCGAAGGCGCCCCGCTCGACGATGTCGCCCTTCTTGTCGGGCTGGTCGCCCCAGACGGCGGCGTAGCCGCGGAAGCGGCCGCGGCCGTCCTTGAGCTCGACGGCGTCCAGCTTGCGGATCAGCAGGTCGGGGATCTGTTTGCGGGGCTTGATGGGCATGGGAAGAACTCCACCACAGAGGACACAGAGGACACGGAGAGAAAAGAAGAAAAGAACTCTGTGTCCTCTGTGGCCTCTGTGGTTATCTGGTCGTTACAGGCTGGTCGCCTCGCCGATCCGCAGCTCGGCGCGGCGGAGGTGGCCGCCCTCGGTGAGCACGCAGAGCTGACCGTCGGGGCCGGTGAACAGGATGCCCTCGGCGATGACGGACCGCTTGCAGCCCATCCACGTCGCGAACTCGGTGACGGTCGCGACCAGGCGGTCGGCGGCCCGCTGGGCGGCCTGGGCGGCCGGCGACGGCTCGTCGATCGGATCGTCGGCCGGATCGCGGTCCAGCTTGTGGCCGTCGCGGCCGACGTGGACGCCGCGGTGGCCGGCCTCCCGGGTGCAGCCGGGGACGCGGCAGGATAACGATTGCTTGGCCATGAGGATCTCCTTGTGTTGAATGACCACTGTCGGCGGCAGGATTCGGACCTGCGACATCCGGGGCATGAACCCGGCGCTCTGACCTGCCGGCAGGCAGGCAGGCCGCTGAGCTACGCCGAGACCTGCCCGCGGGCCTTCGACGCCGCCCTGCCGTCGCGGGCGATCACGGCGACCGCCCGCGGCGGCGGCGGGTGCAGCGTCCTCGGCGCGGGTGTTTCAGATTGGCGGCCTATGCGCCGACCGCCGGGCGGTGGTAGAAGGGTGCCGAGGCCGGGGCCTGGAGTCTGTCGGCAATTGCCGTCGTCCCGTGGGCGGCCTTACCCGCTCGCCTCGGCGAATGTCAGTTGCTGTGCAGGGCCGGCTCGGCCAGGCGGCGGACGATCGACCGCGTCGCCATCCGCTCGCCCAGGTTGCTCGCCTCCTGGAGGGCGGCGGCGATCCGGTCGGCGAGCTGCTGGGCCTTGTGGGCGGGCGTGTCGGCGATCGCCGAGCCGCTCAGGATCATCCCCGCCCAACGGTAGGACTCGGCCTCGGTCATTGGCCGCCCCCCGCGCCGGCGCCCGCGTCGGTGCGGGCGGCCATCTGCTGATCGGTCAGCGTGTTGGGGTTGACGACCTTGTCGCCGGCGGGGCCTAGGCTGGGCAGGCCCTCCCAGCGGCGGATCTCGTTGCGGGTCAGCGCCATCGCCGAGACGCCCTGGGCGTAGGCCTTCCAGCGGGTGGCCATGTCGGCCTCCAGCAGGACGTCCAGGTCAAAGGCCACGTGGTACGGCTCGGCCAGCAGCAGCTTGTTGATCGCGCCGGCGATCAGCTCCAGCCACGGGCGGACGGTCTCGGTCCAGTAGCCGGTGCGGGCCTCCAGCGTGCTGGGCTGCTCGCCGTACAGCCGCCACTCGGGGTAGCGACTGAGGCTCGCGATCTCGCGGTTGACCTGGCGGCGGCTCTCCAGCATTTGGGCCTTCTCGGCGTCGACGCCGACCGGCGACCAGGTCGTACCCATGTTGCAGGCGAAGACCTTGTGGGCGTTGGCCGCGCCGAAGGCGGAGATGAATTTGGTCTTGGCCTCGGCCGGGTCCATGTTGGCCGGCAGGACCAGGATGCCGCCGGGGCTGGCCCCGTTGGCGAAGAACGTCGCCCCGTGTCGGTACAGCGCCCGGGCCAGGCCGAGCGTCTGCCGCTGGGTGGCCAGGAAGTCCAGCCCGTGGAACCCTTGCAGGCTGGGCACGTGCAGGTGCAGCAGCTCCGGCCGCGGGGCGGAACACTGCCAGTCGCGGCCGCGGTAGCGGGCGACCTTGCGGCCCCGCTGGATCCGGGGCTCGGGCTCAGTCGGGTCGGCCAGCGGGTAGAGCTCGTCAAACGACCCGCCCACGTAGCCCACCTGGGCCCAGTAGTCGCCCACCGACTGAAGGCAGTACATGACCTGGCCCAGCCACTGCGGAAGGGTCTGCCAGGAGTTGGGGCCCAGCCGCCACGGGCGGCCGGCGGGCTCGTCGGTCACGTCGCGGCGGTCGCCGCCGGGCAATCGCTCGTAGGTCCGCAGCGGGACCTGGCTGACGTCCCACGTGATCGCGGAGAAGGTCGCCAGGTAGGCGGCGATCTCCATCGCGGCCTCGCGGTCGATGACGACGCCGGTGTCGACGTCGCCGACCTCGCCCAGCCAGTTCCAGCCGCTCAGCAGCCGGCCGGTGCCCCAGTTGCTCGCCCAGCTCCACGCGCGCCGCAGGAAGTTTGCCATGTGCCCAGGTCCTCGGCGCGGTCGGTCACGCGCACTTGTACTCGACGGCGGTCTCGAACATCGCGAGCTGGCGGCCCATGATCGCGGCGATCAGGCCGTCGATCCGCTTGTTCTGCTGGAGCTTGACCGGCCGCAGCTTGCCGTTGCCGTCGCGGCGGGCCTTGGAGTTGGCCACACACCAGGCCTCGACCGGGTTGCCGGTGACGATCGCCCGGCGGGTCTTGAGGTCCGCCTCGTAGGCCAGGCTCGGCTCGCTCATCGCCCAGCCCTGCTTGATCTGCCAGCAGGTCAGGCCCAGGGCCTCCAGGCCGGCGGCCAGCTCGCGGGCCTTCCACGGGTCGAAGCCGACGCCGCCCAGCTTGAGCCCGTGCTCGTCGCGGAGCGACAGGATCCAGCGGCCGACCTGGCCGTAGTCGACCGTCGGCGTCTCGCAGAGCGTCATGTGCCCGGCCTCGGCGGCCGAGCGGTAGTCCATCTCCAGGGCGGCGCGGGCGTCGGCCTCTGCCTCCGGCAGCCAGTAGTGCGGCCAGTAGGCGACGCGGCCGTCGGCCAGCGGGACCACGGCGCAGGCGGCGGTCAGGTCCAGGTGGCCCGAGAGGTCCACGCCGAGGTACGCCGTGCGGCCGGCCAGGTCGCCCAGGCGGAGCGGCGAGCGGCAGGCCAGGTAGTCGTTGACGTTGAGCCAGCCGCGGGCCTTGGCGGTCCAGACGTTGAGCCGGTAGCGGAGGAAGGCCTCCCACTCGTGCGGCTTGGCCTTGGCGGCCGCGTAGTCGGCGGCCAACTGCTCGGCGGTCAGCACGTGCCCGATGCCGGGGTTCACGGTGACCATCTCGTCCAGGGAGTACTCGTCGCGGTCGTCCAGCTCGTAGACGATCGCCAGCGTCTCCAGGTCGATCGCGGAGCCGTCGAGGATCCGCTTGGCGTCCTGGTAGATCTCGTAGGGCAGGCTCTGCTGGTCGTCGCCAGCCGTCGAGATCGTCGCGACCATCGGCTGCCGCCGGCCGCTGCCGGCGAACCGCAACGCCCCGTACAGCTCGGGCTCGCGTTTAAGCGTCGCGTGGATCTCGTCGATGCAGACGAAGGAGCCTTTGAGGCCCTCGCTGCCGGCGGCCGAGCAGGCGATCGACTGGAACCGGCCGCCCTCGCTGACCAGCGGAAGCCCGCGGCGGCTCTCGACGCGGACGAGCTTCTGGAAGTCGGTGAACCGCAGGCGGCCCCGCCAGGCGGTGCCGCGGGTCATCGCCTTGGCCTCGCGGTAGAGCTCGGCGGCCAACTCGGCGGTGCCCGAGGCGATGT